CAAACAGAATTAACAGCACAAAGACCTGAAGTTAAAGCTTTACCTTTTGATGCATCTTCAGATGAATATGCACAATTTGCGGTAGCTTTTCCAAAATCTTGGAATGAAGGAACAGTAACTTTTCAAAGTTTCTGGTCTTGCACAGGAACTAATACTGGTACAGTATGCTTTGCAATGCAAGGAGTCGCTGTATCCAGTGATGATACTTTAGATGTAGCTATGGGAACTGCTGTAGCAAATACAGCTTTAGCAGCTTCAGGAACAGCAAACGATTTAATGGTTAACGCAGAAAGTGGAGCTATAACAATAGCAGGTTCACCAGCAGCGGGCGATGAATGTTTCTTTAATATATACAGAGACGTATCTGCAGACACTCAAACAGCTGATGCTAGATTGCTAGGAGTTAAATTATATTTCACTACGGATGCTGCTAACGACGTTTAATAGGAGTATAGTATGAGAGAAAATAAACTAAATTTAATTGAAAATTTTGTACAGGGAACTAATAATAAAAATAAATCCAAAAGAAAATCATTTGGTTATCAAGTACTAGGTTTTGGTGGTGGTAGCTCAGCTGCTCCATTTGATCTTCACTATTTAGTTATCGCTGGAGGCGGCGGTGGCGGTGGTGGAAATGGCGGCGGCGCAGGCGGTGGCGGTTTTAGAATTTCTTATGATAGTCCTCTTGCCAATCCTGGCGGAGCATTACCCGATTTAGCTGCCGGATCTTATGCAGTTACTGTTGGTGCTGGTGGAGCACAGACTCCAGGTCCAAGTAATTTAGGAACAAGAGGAGCTTCTTCAATATTTAACCCAGGTGGTTCAGAAGGCACTAACATGATTACAAGTACCGGAGGTGGTAAAGGATTACATGGTGCTCCTGATACTCCAGGACAGGAAGATGGTGGCTCAGGTGGTGGATGTTCTCAATACTCTCCCGCACCGTCAAACGCAGGTGCTGGAAATACTCCCCCGACAAGTCCTCCTCAAGGAAATCCAGGTGGTCCTCAAGTTCCGAATGGAAGAGCAACTGGTGGTGGTGGAGCCGGAGCTGCAGGATCCACGTATCCTGGACATGGTCCAAGCTATGGAGGAGCAGGTGGCGCTGGTTTAGCTTCATCTATTTCAGGATCACCTGTTACAAGAGCAGGTGGCGGTGGCGGTGGTGCCAACGGAGGTGAAAATGCTGGAGCAGGAGGACCAGGTGGTGGCGGAGCTGGAGGAAATAGAAACACAGGTAAAGGTGCAAATGGAAGTGCTAATACTGGCGGCGGCGGTGGTGGCGGCGGAGACGGTGGTTTTCCACAATCAGGCTCAGGCGGCGGCGGAAGTGGTATAGTTATTCTCAGAGTACCAGGAACAACAAACATTTCAGTAGCACCAGGTTCAAATGGAACATCAACTGCTCCTAATGGAGATAATGTAGCTACATTTAATGTAACAGGAACATTTACGGTAAGTTAAATATGGCACATTTTGCAGAATTAGAATCAAAAGTAGATCCAACAGGACTTACATCCGATACACACTTAGTTGTAAAAAGAGTTGTTGTTGTTGGAAACGATATTGAAACATCCAATGGACCTTTAGGAGAAAATGATATGCATGTTGATGGAGAAACATGGTGTCAAAAATTTTTTAAAGGTGGAACTTGGAAACAAACTTCTTATAATAACAATTTTAGAAAGATGTATGCAGGTATAGGCATGGTTTATAATGAATCAAAAGATAAATTTATTGCGGTACAACCTTACGCATCATGGACATTAGATGCTAATGATGATTGGCAAGCACCAGTAGCTTATCCAACAGATAAAGATAATAAAGGAATTACTTGGGATGAAGACAATCAAAGATGGATTGCAGTAGATTTAGAAGATAATTCATATAATTGGGATGCATCAGCACTAGCTTGGGTATCCGCATAATTGATCTAGATCAATTCTTTTTATTCCTCTTTACTTTAATTTATAATTAAGTTATAAATATTTTATAAAGACATATGAATCTAACTAATTATTACTATTACTTTAAATCAGCTGTACCTAAAAGAATTTGTGACGATATTGTTCGTTATGGAAAATCTTTACAAGATGGAATGGCTACTACTGGTGGTTATGGAGATCCAAAAAAATTAAATAAAGATCAAATAAAAGATTTGAAAAAGAAAAGAGATTCAGATGTTGTTTGGATGAGTGACCAATGGATTTATAAAGAAATACACCCCTATATTCATAAAGCTAATCGAGAGGCTGGATGGAATTTTCAATGGGACTGGTCTGAATCTTGTCAATTTACAAAATATAACAAAGGACAATATTATGATTGGCATTGTGATGGATGGGATCAACCTTATATAAGAGAAAACCCTAATGCAAATGATCATGGTAAAATTAGAAAATTGTCTGCGACTCTATCTCTATCTGATCCTAAAGAATATAAAGGAGGCGAATTAGAATTTGATTTTAGAAACAAGGACCCAGATAAAAAACCTAACATTAGAAAGTGTACGGAGATATTACCCAAAGGATCTTTGGTTGTGTTTCCTTCATTTGTTTGGCATAGGGTATGTCCTGTAAAAAAAGGAACAAGATACAGTTTAGTTATTTGGAACTTAGGTTGGCCTTTTAAATGAAAGAATATAAAATAAATAAAAAACATTTTATAGGTGGTTGGTATATAGATACTAAAATTTGTGATGAAATTTTTAATAGTTTTAAAAAAACTCCTGATGTTTTTAAACAACAAGGAGCTACAGGTTATAAAAATAAAGTAGTTGTTGATAAAAAAATAAAAAATTCACTAGAAATAACAATTTCTCCAGACAATGAAAATTATCCTTTAAATAAATATAAAGATGAATTACAAAAATGTTTAGAAAAATACCAAGAAAGATTTCCAGAAGTAGCAAATCAATTAGAAAAATTTAACATAGCACCTTCAGGATATAATATTCAACATTATCCTGTAGGAGGAGGCTTTGGAAAATGGCATTGTGAAAGAACAGGTTTAACAGAGCCTTATAGAATATTAGTTTTTATGACTTATTTAAACGACGTGCCTGATGGTGGAACTTTTTTTAAATATCAAAATTTAAAACTACCAGCTAAAAAAGGACTTACTACTATTTGGCCAGTTGATTGGACCCATACTCACAAAGGAGAAATTAGTAATAAACATGAAAAATGTATTATTACCGGATGGTATGACTTTATAAAGAAAGATAAAAATTAATGGAAATTATACCTTTATTTTCTAAACCTATTTACAAAGAACAATTAAAAATTAATACTAAAAAAATTGTATCATTAATGAATAATGATTTTGAAAAAGCTGGTTCAAAAATAAAAGGAATTGATGTTGACAATATAACAGGGGTTTCAAAAAGTTTTTCTGTGTTAGATCAAAAAAAATTGATGTATTTAAAAAATATATTAATGAAAGAATTTTACAAATACAGTTATGATATTTTACACTACTCAAATAAATTTAAAATAACTACGTCTTGGTTTACCAAAAGTGAAAAAAATCAAAGTTCTAATTACCACAATCATAGTAATTCAATGTTTAGTGGTATTCTATATATACAAACAAATAAAAGTTCTGGAAATATAAGTTTTCAAAATTTTAATGACTCTAGATATAAATTAGATTCTTTTAAATATAATATTTATAATTCAACAGAATACACTTTCCAACCACAAGACGGTCTTTTAATATTATTTCCAAGCGAAGTTCATCATAAAATTTTAAAAAATAATTCAAATACTACTAGACATTCGTTAGCATTTAATTTAATACCAATAGGAGAAATAGGAAATGGAGACAGTTATATAAATGTCATTTAAGAAAAATAAATACGCTCTTTTAAAAAATGCCATATCAAAAGAGTTAGCAAGTTTTGTGTATAAGTATTTTTTAAATAAAAGAAAGGTTGCAAGGATATTATTTGATTCTAAATATATTTCACCATTTACAGAATACTGGGGAGTATGGAATGATTCCCAAGTGCCTAACACCTATTCTCATTACTCAGATATGGTTATGGAGACTTTATTACAAGAAGTTAAACCCGTAATGGAGAAGCATACTGGTTTAAAATTAATTGAAACATATTCTTACGCGAGAATTTATAAAAAAGGTGATGTACTTGTTAGACATAAAGACAGATTTAGTTGTGAAATATCAACTACTTTAAATTTAGGTGGTGATCCATGGCCAATCTATTTAGATCCAACAGGTGAGACTGGTCAAGCAGGTATAAAAATAGATTTAAATCCAGGAGATATGTTAATATATTCAGGATGTGATTTAGAGCATTGGCGAGAAGAATTTACTGGTAAAGATTGTGGTCAAGTTTTTTTACATTACAATAAAGCTACTTCTAAAAACGCTAAAAATAATCAATTTGATAGAAGACCTTTTATAGGTTTACCACCTTCGTTTAAAGGTTTTAAAGTGACACCAAATAAAAAATAGATTGAATTACCACATAATCTAATATAACACTCAATAAACAGGTTTTTATATGCTACAAAAGATAGGCTTTTTACCAGGATTCAACAAACAACTTACCCCTACAGGGGCCGAAGCTATGTGGACGGGTGGAGAAAACGTCCGTTTTAGATATGGTACACCTGAAAAAATAGGTGGCTGGTCT